GGGCGATCACCCACATTCAGGGGAATACGGGACAGCCGAAAGCGTTGAAAAAACCCTTGCAGGGCCGGGCATTAAAATTAGGTTAGAAAACGGCGAAGGTTGTTTTGTGTTTGATATGTCTAATTTGAGGATTTAAGCATGAAATGCAAAGGAGGTTAGGCATGAGAGCGATAATCCTTGCAGCTGGCGAAGGTAAAAGGTTAAGAGGCATTACAGATAATCCCAAATGTATGCTTGAAGTAAACGGTGAAACGCTGATTAAAAGGCAATTGCGCTTACTTGAAAAGGTTTATTGTGCACCGGTTATTGTTGTTGGGTATAAGTATAAAACATTGATTGACCATGTTGGCGGGAAAGAATTTGTAATGAATCCGATATGGATGCAGTCGAACACCCTTTTTTCCTTACTGTTTGCAATTTCCGGATCCCCTGTGGACACCCTTGTTATAAACGGGGATGTGATCTTTAGGGAGGATTTACTGCCGAAGATGCTTGAAGCTGATTATAGTGCTTGTGCTGTCCAGCCGGTAGATCCGACCGATGAAGAGGTAAAAGTTTGTTTCAATGACGCTGGAATGGTTACTTCAATTGGCAAGCATATTAAAAATAGCAATATGGAAGCAGTAGGAGTTTATCTCTTCCGAAAGCCTTTAGTGCGGGAGTTAAGGAATCATTCATATAATCTGCCTGACCCTTACAGACTGTATTACGAAGATGCAGTTAGCAGACATTTAATTGTTCATCCGATGGATGTAGTAGAAACTTCCGATGCCGTAGAGATTGATACTCCTGAAGATTATGAAAAGGCGAAGAAAATCTATGAGCATTGATTTCGATAGAAGGTGAGAAATATTGCAGATTAATTTTATCCGTGAGGTTTCTGCCTATCGCTACGCACTAGACAGTTTAATTAATCCTATTCGCAAATATTTGCCGGAAAGCACGGTAACGCCGAAAAACGGGATTAAAGGGGCTTTGAATTTCTGCTGGTTTATTCGTTCCGAGGGATATCACCCTAATGTATTTATGTCGCATGGAATAGGCGATAAGAATTACATGATAGGCACAAAGGGCCATGCAAATAGATTTGACTATGTTTTTGTAACCGGCTCTGCATTTAAGGAAAAACTGATCCGGCATGATACTCCGGCAGAAAAGATATTTGTTGTTGGTTGGCCTAAACTTGACCCGATATTTAACGGGGAATACCAAAGGACACCTTCTGATAAGATAAGGGTTCTTTATGCGCCTACACATAACGCAATTCAGGAAGTATCGAGTTTCCCTGCTTTTAATGAATATCTGGACAAGTTTCCTGCTGATATTGAGGTTATCAATTCCCCCCATCCGGCGAGGAAAGATGATAACATGCCAACTATGCAACCGCTTGTAGATGCCGATGTAGTGATTGCCGATGCAGGAAGCACTATTTACGAAGCATGGGCATTGGGCAAACCTGTTATATTTCCTGATTGGCTGGTAAGGGAAGGAGTGCTAAAAAGATTTAAGGGTGCATTTGAAGCAAAATGTTATGAAGATAATTTAGGTTATCATGCCAATAGTTTTGAACATCTTCTTGAACTGATACCCGAAGCAATTAGCAGGGGACTTGATAGCAAGGTTATTGAATTTACCGAAGGATTATTCCCTGCTGAACTAAGAGGTGAGAGTGGCAAAACAGTAGCAGAAATTTTAAGGAGGTTGGCAAATGGGTTTTAATTGTCCTGAATTTATTAAGGAATTTAAGCGGTATGTAGATAATTTGAAAGTTAAGGCTATTTTGGAAGTTGGTTCGTATTCTGGCGAATTAAAAAATGCTGTAGGTGCAGATGGGATTGATGTTAACCCGAGACTACCAGATGTCGAAAAGTGCGATATTAGGGATTACAAAACTGACAAACGCTATGACCTTGTATTCAGTTCTGGTTTGCTTGAGCATTATTCCGACAATGAAATAGTTGACATTATTAAGGCAATGGCAAAAGTGAGCAAAAAGTATGTTTTGAATTATGTTCCCAATTCTAACTGTTTGGCTTACCGGAATTATAAAAAAAGGACTAATGCAGAATGGAAAAATGAATTAGATTTTACGGAAGAACCTCTGGCAACGTTGCACAAAAAAGCAGGGTTGGAAGTAGTTGAGACCGGAAAGGCAGGGAAAGAATGGGTTAAGCGATTCGGAAGGGAATCCTCTGAACCTTATCTTGTGTTTGTTTTAGCAAAGAAAAAGGAGACAATTAAACAAAAACATCAAACAAGGGAAGAAATTGCAAATGGAAAAGCAATACATTTGCCCTAAATGCGATTCACGGCGGGNAANNATTGACGANCTTGAGAGAACCGAAAACGGCAAAAAGGTTTATGACCCGATATGGTATTGCGAAGATTGCAACTATATCGGGTTTATCGATCTTGGGGATAAACCTAAAGGCTGGTGATAGAAGGGTGGTGAATGAATGGGATTTTGGAGAAGATTATTCGGCAAAAACAGCAGGGCAGACCCCCCTATTCATACCGGCAGGGTTGCAGATTCGACAAGCAGGTATTCGGGTTCACTTTCCCCTTACCGTTCACGGACAACTGATATTTTAGCTGAACTAAGGCGAATCCCTGATGAAGCTGATGCAGTTGACTTCTTACGAAAAAAAGTTCCCGATGTGTCAATGGCACTCTGGAACTTTGTTCGTTTATCGAACCAAGGACACCAGATGCAATTTTATGACATAAATAATCGTGAAAAACTGCTTACCGAATTAGAGGGCGATTGGCGGGATTTTGCGTCAAGGGTAAACGAAATATCAAATGCAGGACTGGATGGACTGCTTAACATTCTCCATACTTCTGCATACCTTTTCGGCAACCAGATAATTGAGGTAGAAGTTAATGACGATAGAACAGATATTGTTGATGTCCATGTTATTGACCCACGAACGATTTCATGGGAACTGGAAGAAAGGAATGGGCGCAAGGTATGGATTCCCTACCAACAACAAGCATTTAAAGGCAGAGTGTCCCTTGAAAATGCGAATATCTTTAGCGTGCCGACTGACCCTGATATAAACGATCCGAGAGGCAATTTACTTCTTGCCCCTGCCTTGCAACCTACTGATTTTCAAATGCAGGTTTTACAGGACTTGCAAGCTGTCTTGCATAGACAGGGTTGGCCGAGGAACGACATAGCTATTGACCGGGAAGCGGTTGCCAAGACGATGCCCGCTGAATACAAGTATAATGCCCTGAAACAGTTAGAATGGTATGAAAAGATATTTACACAAATTCAAAAAGCCTTCCAGAACCAGAAACCGGATAGCGATTACATTCACTTTGACGATGTTACCGTAAACATGACAGGCGGGGCTAATGCCAATAGGAGTTTAGATGTTAGGGCGGTAACGGAGACCGTTGATGTCCAGATACTCAATGCCCTAAAACAATTGGGCACTTTTGCGAACAGGCATACTGGTAAAACTGAAACCTATAGCACTGTAGAATTCAGTATTACTATTCAAGGCATTAAGTCAACACAACGGGGAAGCAAGAGGCTAATTGAAGAAATCGCCAGGTTGTGGTTAAGGGTAAAAGGAATTCAAGCAATTCCCGTATTTACCCACAATGACATTGACTATGTAAGCGAGCTGCAAAGGATGGATATTAAACTCAGGAATCAAGAATTTTGGGCCAAAAATATGTTCCTAAAACTTTGCAGTCCTGATAAAGCTGCTCAAGAAATTATTGGTGCAGATGGTGCTTATAGTCAAGATTATCCCGAAGAACAGATTAGAATATCTTTGAGTGCAGGAGAGGGTGTAAATGATAGTCAACACAAACGCAAGGATCAGTTACCAAAAGAATCTTTATATGGAGAAAAGGTGTCCTATTTGCGGCAGAAAGGTTAAAGAGACAATGGCAGAGGACAATAACTGCTTCTATTGTGGGGACGGAATAAGGGTTGCTGAAGAAAAGAAATCAAGAAAGGGGGTGTAATTTATTGGGTAGAGAATACGGCACTCCTACAAATAAGCAAATGGAACTGATAAACGAACTTGCGAAGGTGGAATTGGAACCCGAGCAAGTTTTTGTTTTCCCTGACAAATTGGTAGGAGATATGATTATCCCCAACAGGTATATGCAGATAAGTAAACAACTGCTGAACGTGTTTAAGGAAGATGCCAATTCAGGGGTTAGCCTTTTGATCGACCATCCTTGGGCTGGATTTGGCAGACCAAAGGCGGCTATTCCTTATGGCAGGACATTCAACTCACAACTCAAAAAGAGCGATGTTGAGGGTGAAGAATGGGCATTATTCGCTGACCATTACATTGTTAGAGGTAAGGAGATTGACGGTATCAGCACTGATTCAATCATTGCCAGTATTCAGGATGGGACATTCTTTGATACTTCTATAGGTTGGGGTGCTGACAAATACGAATGTTCCGTTTGCGGTAAAAGCTACTTTAGTTGTGAACACTATGCGGGCAGGGAATATGAAGGTGAGATTTGCCATGTGATAGCGAAGCCACCTGGGTTCTTGATGGAAAATTCGATTGTCATGGATGGGGCTTATCCCGGTGCAGGTGTTTTGTCGGCAGATGGTGAGATTAGCGACAGTGGCATGGTGATGGTTGATGACCTCAAGGGACTATCTCCTGAAATTAGTCTATTCCATACTTTTAGTGCAAGGAAAGGTAAACTTCTAACTTTCGCAAGGAAGGAGGATATGGGGAAGAAATTATTCGCACAAGGTGTTAATCTATCGAAAGG